GTTAAGAGGTGGTACTATCTTGTTTTCCTCTTTCTGGCTTGGGTTGCCCTGGTGACCCTCTTCGAAGTTTTCGACAGGAACACACTTGCGCGTGTTCTTGGTTTCGTGTTATTCGTTGTCATCGCCGTTTTGTGCTCGGTTTGTTGCGTTGGCTGTGTTAGAGTGGCCAGGGTCATTCAGGCGTATCGTCAGGCCGGTTGGATTACTTCAATCGCTGACCCTGATGACCCTCGTGCCCCTCTGCTTGGTCAAGGTTTCCAGATAAGCCGTGGACTCACCGTGCCGGGTAGTCGTTTCGTAAAGTCCGTCCCTGTAATTCCCAGGGATCAGGGCACCGTGGAAGTCGGAGCCACTCGTGAGCGAGTGATGGAGCCTAACCGCTCCATAATCTCCGGCATCGTGGCCGATGGTCTCATCCCGACAGTTCTACATACCACGCAACAAGCTGAACTGTCTGCGGTCACAAATCGGATTCTTCAACCTCGAGAGAATCCGCAACCAGAGTACTTGGAGAAGTACGAACGGGCCTTTCTGGAGAGACCAGAATTTTCGGTTGTACAACGTGGGGTCAATACTGGGTATGGCTTTTTCAAAGCTTGGCTTGCCAAGCTTGCTAAGTCGTACCCCGCTCCCTATGTTGCGAAAATGGAAGAGGCTTGGAAGCAGAATCAGGGGGTGCAAGCAGAGGCAGTGGCTACTAATGGCTTTCTCAAGGTTGAGAAAAGCGCGGCCACTGTGGGTGTCGAGGCGAACAAAGCCACGAAACCCCGTCTCATCCAACCCCCCGAGGACGTGGACAAGGCTATCACAGGGCCCTGCATCTGGCAATTGTACGAACACATTCGTGCCGCTTGGGACGGCGTTAAGTGTGGCGTTATGTATTGCTCGGGCTATTCATCAGCGCAAGTTGGAGGAGTGGTGGATAGCTTTCTAGAGAAACACGGGGCCGACGGCGTTGTTGCTTGGTCTGTGGATATGGGTGGTTATGATGCTACCTTATGTCTACAACTGCAAATTCCTGCCCTCGGTTGGTACTGTAATCTAGGGATGCCCAAGTGGTTGGTTTCTTGGCTCACCAGAGTGCGTTCCCGAGGACGCACCCCTAATGGTGTCAAGTACTACCCGCGACGAGTGTACACATTCAAGGAAAAGAAGGATGCCGAAAGTGTAGCCAAGCTATACCGAGAGCATAAGATGAAGGTTAAAGGGCCCCTGTTGTCCGCGGATCAAGAGACAGGGTCGCCGGTGTGGCTCGTGGAGGTGGAGGACTTTCAGATGACGTCAGGTAGGATGGACACCAACCTGACTGATACTGTCTGTCTTGTTGCCGCCATCTTGTCATTCCTCCCGGCAATCCCCTACCTTCTGCTCGCTTGTGGTGATGACGGTTTCCTCCTTCTCAAGAAGGAGCATGAGCCGTTGATCGCCCACCTCAAGAC